CATATAAGAATGAGCGTGAACACTATTAGGTTTACCGTGCTGGCAAATTCGCTGAGGCTGAAATCTGTTTCCATGTCTATTCCTTTTTAGATACAATAGGAGCGCTTTTTTTTTCAATGCGCACACCTAGTCAACTACCTCGACCTTCGGGTCGAGGCTTAAAAAGCCTCTAGTTGACTAGCCTCAGGCCGTCATTTGGCGGACTACGTTGGTTGGAAATGTATAGGCACCGTGGGATGCAGATCCTAGTCCCACGCTCTGCGGCCGATGGTTAAAAGCTCTGAGAGGTAGGAGCGGTGCTGTCGGCTTGAAACCCCTTCCAACATTGGCGAAGGATCATAACCGGTCGAAAGACCGAGAAGAGGCGGAACTTGAGAGTATCCGCCTCAAACGAATTTATTTTTAACTTAACAAAAAGAGAAGACGTTTCCTCCCCCTGCTGGAAGGCAGATATCTCTGCGCTTAAATGTAAAGAAAAGCCCCTCAGGAGAGGGGCGGAGCGGTTAAGAAGGAGTTCCTGATGATGGCACAAAGTAAACGTTAGTACCTTCTGTTTGTCCTGAAGTCACTCCAATCTCATAGTTAAGTCTTGCACCTTTAATTGCAGTCACAAAAATCTGAGGCCATAAAAGAGAGCCGTTTGCAACTTCAATACGAGAATGCACGGATCCGTTAATGGAGATGTACCCTATTGCATTCCCTCCGTCTATGCAAAGATAGCCATTGGATGGGGCCGTGTACACATCTTGAATTTTTCCGAGTACGCTGTCTTTTAATAAAACCCGCCTAACCCAGCCTTCAGGCATAGCCTGTTGTGCAATAAACTCCATGTCGCTTTTCTTCACGAACTTGGAGAGGAGGAGCGTAAGCAATGATTTCAGCATGACGCACCTCCTAAACCCACCTCACGTTTGACTGACAAACGGGATGAAGTGAAGGATCGAATAATTTCCTCGGTTATCTGCGGTTGCCTTGAAAGAAACCGTTTGGCCTCTATTAACCTGCACTGTAAAACCTTGGTAAATTCCAGTGCCTGACTGATCGAGATTAAATCTCGCACCAGAGGCGATGACTTCCAAGTAACAAGCTCCTGACGAACAAGATTGCCCAAGCACAAGCAAACCGTCCGCTGGTGGAGTGTAAGTATGCAAGTTATTATCGTTTGGAAGCGAAAGCTCGACAGTGTTTGAGGGTGCCGTGTTACGCTGTTGAGCGACCCACTCCTTCTTACTAACAAGGAACTTCTCCGCAAAGAGCTGGATAAGCTGTTTAAGCATAGGCCACATCCTTGCAGAAGAGCGTTCTTAACGAGCTTGCTACCCCCCCCCGATTGTCTTGTACAGACTAATAACTATATTTTTTAGGTTACGGCCTTGTACCGTGCATTGAATCCCTTTTGCAATAGGAATGAATGTTGCTATTGTTCCGCCTACGGAATTATTAAAAATATAAGTAGAAACGTAACTAGAGAGAATCAACCGGGAAGCCGGTGCTCCATCAGTAGTTGCTCTTACAATTACGAACCCATCGGCTTGTGCATTGAAAGTTGCAACCGTTGCAACCTCGTCTCCTACGCTATTAACCGTCGGAGTAATGCTAATGCTCTGACTAGAAGGCATAGCCTGATGTCCAACCAACTCGGATTCTTTCTTGCTGTAGAACTTGCTCAGCAGGAGGCTCAGAATGTTTTTCAGCATAATGCGCCTCCTTTCAAAGGATTAAAAGTCTGAACTTGCTTTGTAGAACCAAAGAGAATAATCGGTTGTACTTCCCCCACGGCACAAGAACTTAATCTGTGTCCCTTTTTTAACGTAACAACAGATTCCAGCTCCCGCAGTGTTTCCGTTAAGTACGGAAGCAAGTGCCATCTGCCCGTTCTCGACTTGGATTTCAAGAGCTGAGACTGTAGTTGAATTGCACCGAGAAGTCGCCCAGCCGTTGCACGGAGCGGTGTAGGTAAAGAAATCAGTGGTGCTTGAACAAGGAATATTAATGCCCTGATGGATAATAGGAGCTGATTGTTCTGCAACCCAAGACTTTTTGCTTTGCAGAAACTTCTCGGCAAACAATTGAATGAGGGCCTTAAGCATGACAGAGCCCTCCGAACAAAGTGGTTATACCCCCCCCCGATTGAGGATATAAATCTCCACTGCCAACTGTTTTGGTTATACAAAGATATGTTAACTGTATCCCCTTTAGCGACTGGAATCATCGCCGACTGGGTCCATGCAGGCACAGAAACCTCCTGCGGGCCGCCTTGAACTGATAGACCGTTGCGAAAAAGTTGCATGTCAAAACCACCAACATTCATCGCATTAGCTGAAGCGGTAACAAAGCCATCGGCGGGACAAATGTATTCCTGACCTGAAATACCTATGTCTATTCTTCCCGGGGCAGCATTGTGAGCTGCTTCGCTCGGTGTAGTCCTTGTATTCAATAGTAATTGAAGTAGCTGTTTTAGCATTTAAGCTCCTTGCCGAGCCTAAATGCTCGGCGTTAATTTGGTGTTAACTTGAAAATTCTTAAGTAGTTTCCAGACCCGCCTAAGGTGTATCCGATCTCATCGCCTTTTCTTGCAAAGATAGAAATCGCTGCGTTGTAAGATGGCCTCCTAACTGTATATAAAGACGTCGGAGAGGGTTGTCCCACAATAGATAGCTGGACGGGCTGAGCTTCCTGTCCTGAGTCGGTATTTGTGGATACCCCGACTATCAGCGCGTCATAGGGGAGAACATACCTACCCGTGCTTACCCAAGTTGGTCCTGTGCTATCAGGCACACTTACCTGAACATATGACGAGTAATCAGGCACACCTAGGCTGGAAGCGTCAACTCCATAAACTGTAGTACCCCCCCGCTCACCGATTTACGGGGAACGAATAAGCTACACAACCGGCTTGCTAATTCTTTAAGCATTGAAAAAACCTCCTTGTCTCATTTGATTTCGTGCATTGACTTTCTGCTGTAGCTCGTAAGCCAAAGCGGTCGGAAATTCCGGCCATTCCACAAACGGGAAACCCTGCGCCTCTGTTAAATCTCTCAAAGCCTGTCTGTATGTTTCCAGCTCGGTGCGGTCTTCCTCTTCCAGCGCTGATCTCTTGGCTCCTGCGCTTCTTGCGACCGTAATATCAGGCAGTTTCACATAGTCGTCTGTGTCTGAGATTCGAGCGTTTCTTTCCGCCTTGATCTCGTTGCTGTAGCGCTGAGTGCAGAATGCATCCGACTGTTCAGGCAATTCTGCTTCGGTATAGAACTGACCGTCAGCGCTCTGATACAGCTCGTCAGTGATCAACTGAGATTTGACAGCAAACTGCTGACCGGATTTGAACTTGACTTTGGCTTTCCCAATAAGTGGACGCTCAAGAACCTCCACCTTTAGGTTGTCCTGTTTAAGGTCTGGCGTTGTAAAGGTGTAGAGGTCATAGCCATACTGGAAACCCTCAGGACGGTTGAGCGGCTCAATCGGGATTTCCTCTTGAACCATGTCGCCTTTCAGATACTTCTTGTCAACCAATGCAATAAGCTCAACAGAGCACGGCTCGACATGGAACCCCTGAACGTCCGACAAGGACGTGATTCTGCCGTTGCCCATTTTCACACCGTACTTCGCCACGGGCTTAGATAACGCCTTGGCTAGGTACTGCTGCTTAATCTCTGCAAGTGTGGTCATGCCTGATCTCCGTGATGTTCGTCGCAGTAAGCAAAAGCGAGGACATGAAAAACTTTGTCACGTGCTTTGGAATGGGAAATCCTCTTGCCGGTTTCCGGATTGAAATTACGAACGTCCACACAAGCGGAAGTGTCGGTAACAGTGAAACCATTCTTAAGCACAAGGGTGCATACCATCGTGCCTGTACCCGCCACATGGTGGTAATCGGCATGGTCGATCATGGCATCCACCGCTTCAGGACTGATAACAGGGTATTTACAGGCTTTTCTAGCTTCTTCTCTAATCTCTTGAGTGTTCATGTTTTATCTCCTTATGAATCAGATTCGTTTTCTAAAGCGTCGATTTCGGCTTGAGTGGCTCCGTTATCTAAGCAAAGCTGTTTGAGAATTGGCACGAGATAGGCCTCGATCTTTGAGCCCAAAGTGCTGGTCACCCAGGCCGCTATCGCAGAAGCAAAAGACGCGGCGAACGCCGCGGCCCAGCCGATGTTTGTTCGAGCTTGCGCCCGCTGAGCGTCTGTAAGATTGTTCTGCTCCGTGTACAAAATAGCCGTCGGTGCCTCGCCCGGATCGCCTTTTGGCCCGTCATTACCGATATCCCCTTTTAAACCGCGGGGGCCTTGAACCGAAAGTTTTATCCAATAGCTTGTGTTGGTAAGCACAGTACCCGCGGGAACCGCCTTAATGGATTCATAAATAAAACCGTCACTGTCTTGAACACGGTCAAGAATGTCATAGGAAGCCGTGGCGCTCCACGTGCCTTTCCAAACATAACGGACTTTGCCAATGCTAAGAGTTGGCATATGTAGCCTCCACTATTCCGTTGTCGTTAATAGAAAACTGAGCCGGCGCCAGGCCGACATATTCGAGTTGGAGAACGCCTTCCTCGTTGACCTCAAATTGTCCGAAGCACGTGGCATAAGGGCTTTGACCCATAGGCCCCCTCTCGCCCGGACTTCCGGCGGGTCCCGGACTGCCTTGCAAACCGCGCTCACCGCGGGGGCCGCGAAGATTTGAAATCTTTGCGCCGACAGTGGCAGTCGTTGCCGTTACCGCGGTTATCCGGAACAAGTCGCCGTTAGTTGAATTAAGAACCAGGTCTCCTACTTTTACATAAGCAGAGGGCGTCAGATTAGAAAGTGGGAAAGTCTCCGACTCGGATACCGTCGGACTTGTCCGGGTAGAGAATCCGGTCTGCGCCGCGATTGCTTGAATCTGCTGGAGGGCCTGCTGGCATGTCAGTTTGTCATCGTTCGTCGAGTGTGCGTTAGCCTGAGCTTGGGCCGCCAGTTGCTCGATCGTTTGAAAGGTGAGGACTAAGTCATCAATCTCGTCCTTTAGCGCCTTGATCTCCGCAACATCACCTTTGACTGTGTCATAGATGGCTTGTGCCTGCTGCGCGTAATCATTGGCAGTGGAAGCGATCTCAAGGACTTCTGCCAATACCTCCTGCGGTGTGTGCTCCGATGTGCTCGGAACAATCAGGCATCGTCCGAGGGCTTCCTTCAGCTGCTGGCAGTAAATAGTCAGAGTGTCGAGAGCGTCATTAAGAACTTCCGGATAGAAGCCCCCGGCATTGGTAAAGACCTTTTCTTGAAGGAAAGGAGCATTTGAGAGGATCGCCAGCGCTTTTCCGGACGGAAGCGCATTGTCTAAAGTGACCGTGCCTCCGGGAGAATTTTCCTGGTTATCGTTGAGCGTAACCGTGTAGTTCGTTGAGGCAAGCGTCTCGGAGACCGAAGTGTCCTTGTTGTCAGCAACGACAACGGACAAGTCGGATCCCTTCATCACTTTAAAGCTGAATGTGAAGGCCTTTGTCGAGCCGTCACTGATATAAGGACCGGCTCTCCGAAGTTCTTGTGAAATTGACATTAGCGATCTCCTTGCCATCAATTTTCATTTGACAGCAAGGAGGTTTATGGACGGGTTCTTAGTCCTTCTTCGCTTTTCCGGAAAGAACTCCCTGAACAAATTCACCAGCATCCGCGGGCTGGATATCTCCTGCTTCGACTCCCGCCATGTAGCCCAGCGGTTTCTTGAGGAAGCCAAGCGGCAGCCCCGTTACCACAGAGAGAAGATCGAGCATATTGCGGGTATAGGAGCGGGCATTCACATCCTCATCGTTAAGGATCTCAACGGTTTGTTGAATCGCCTTGCCGCTTCCTTCGATAAGGCCATAAGCCGGAGCGGTCATAATCCTGCCAACATAAGGATCGGTTCCCCAGATGAATCGCGCAACGTCCGAAACTGCTCCGCCTTTTTGATCTTTGGCTAAGCTAGCACCGGCAGTGTTAATAAATTGTCCGGCAATAGGAGCCATAGCCACAGCGTTCTTAAAGGATTCCGAGGCCAACATTCTCAGCATATCGTCCATGCCGAATTCGTCATCATCGCCTGTGTCCGGATCTCCAAAGACCACCGCTTCAATGAGTTTTGCAACAACGGATGGAATCGTCACAACTAAGAGAGCGTCACGAGCATACATGCCGTAACGCTTAATCAGTTTCTTCTCCATGCTGTCTGCGTGGAAGCGCTCATTGAGAAGATTGAACTGCATGTTGAAGTAGTTGTAGAAAACAAGGAAGGAGCGGTACAAAGCATTTCCTGTTTCAACATTCGCAACGTTTTCCGGAGAGAAGTCTGACATAGTCGTACGGATAACCGAGTCTGCATCCAGTACCGCTTCCTCAGTGGTTCGTCCTTTCTGCAGCGCCTGGTTGTAAGCTCCGACCCACGTAATCGCATCAATCGGGATCTGGCATAAAGACTGCAAGAAATATCCTTTTCTCATCAGGAAGTCATGGACAGGCTGAATATATTTAGCCTTAGCCGCAACCGTCTTGTTAAAGATTCCTTTTTGTTTTGTAACGCGGTTGTCCTGGGTAGAGGAAATCTTATAGACCTGAGACTGAAACTCCATCGCACGGTCATTGAGGCGAGACATCATGAAAGGAGAAAGCTGAGTGATCTGTTCTGTTACCCTCCTCGGGTCACGGGCAAAGACTCCGGCGGCGTCAATGAGATTTCTTCCGGAAACCTTAGTAAGGGCAATTGAGAATCCCGTGAACTGCTGCAGAGCGTTTACGATGTGGCCCATCATGATGTTGATGCCTGCGATACCTCTGAGTTCATTGAGTTTCTTGCTGATCCAGCCGCTTTTCCCGTCACTGACATCCTGGGTATAGGACCGTTTAAGCCAGGGCTTAAGCATGTCTTTCATGGTCGTAGGATCCTGAGAATCGATTCTTTCCTTCAGATCCTTATTAATAAGCAGCTTGGCGACATCTTGAGCGACTGGGGCGATATAGCAGAATCTCAGAACTGAGGAAATATGGTTTGAAATGATCGCCATATCAAAGCTCAGAGGTTCGTGATAGTCAGAGGCTCGAGTTTTTGTGAAGCCAGGATTTGATACCGGCATTTGGCTCAGCGAGTCTGTCTTAGTAAGCTGGTCAATTTCATCAAACGTGGCCTTGTCTGCCACAAGGTATTTATCCGTTGTCGCCGGAACATAACCGCCTCGATATTCTCCCCACGGAGTTTGAATCGGAGAGGCTTCAATCTCTTTGAAGGTGTACCCGTATAGATTCTTGTAAGCCTTCTGCGCATCCTCCTTTGTCGATTCCAGAAGATCCCATACCTGCTGTACGAAATCCATGTCCGCCTTGGTGATTGTGCCGTCAGCGTAACACTGGGAAATGAATTGATCCCATCGTTTAGTATCTAATTTTTTATTGCCCTCTTGGTCTTCAACCATCTCGGCCCAGGCGTTCCCCTTTCCTCTACCACCGAGCAAGAGCTTTTCTTTGTTCGATTCATTGCCGGTATGAAGAAGAGCTCCGATAAGCTCCGCCTTAGTTCTAAACGTGTAGTTAAGAGTCGGAGCGTGGATGTCCGTCCGAGACAGCCATTCCTTCTGCATCGGTTTAATTATCTCTGCGAGCTTTTGCTGAAGTTCACTGTTACGGTTGCGGAATTTAGCCGTGGCCTGAGCAACCGGATCGTAGATGTAGGATCTGAACGGATGGTTGGGATTGCCTGTATCCATTTTGTTGCACCAAGACTCAACACGAACAAGCGCAGATCCGAGACTCAGGAGGCCATCTTGTTTGAATTTCTCATAAGCGGTTGTTGCCTCTGTCTGTCCCACTGTGTTGTAAGACAGATTCTGTGTGCTCATCTGGGCAATCAACTCCTTAGCCGCTTGCTCACGAGCTTCTGCTTTTGCCTCACGAGTAGTTTCCTTCCATTGACGAGAGATCGCAAAGAGCATATTCACATCTTCTGCTAAGGCCAGGAAGTCACCGTAAGTCAAAGTGCTGTACCCTCGGCCCCCCTGAAGTCCTCTGTAACGTTTAAATATTCCATCCAACATCTCATAAGTGGGACGAGCAATCTCTTCAAAAACATTGATAGTTTTCTCTACAGCCAGAAGGTCTACATCTTCGGGTTTAGTTTTTCCAAAGCCTTCAATATTGAAGACAGCGCGAAGTACATTAAGGACATCAAGGTCATAAGTCTTAGCAAGTTTCTTATCTGCAGAGAAAGCTTTTTTGCGGATTCGTTCAAAACGATCCACTTGCTTGTCGACATCAAGAGCTTGAAGCGCTGCCTGCAGATACATCAACTGCTGACGCTTGTATGCGGCGGCCCTTCCCTTATCCCCGCTGGCTAATGCTTCATAAGCCTTTCTGGAGGCCCTTGCCTGCATAGCCACAAAGTTCCGGGGACTGACGTTGTAAACGGGCATGTTGGCCAGCATCAATTCTGCAGAACGTTTGGCCGCTTCATTGATCATCCTCTGGCTGATTCCTGCAGGGCTTCCTGCCAAGTACTTAAACTCCGTTGCAACAAACCTTGCTCGGGCTTCGTTCTGCAGGGCCTCGGTAATCTGAGCATCAATGCCTGCCTGAGTAAAGTTTTCGGAATACTTCTCAATACATCTTCGAGTAGTTTCTTTTTCGATGCGCTCGTCTTTTCGTGCTCCCTCAAGAAGACCTTGGACCATATCTTGGACAGTCGCAAACGCATTGCCCTGACCTCGCATGAGTTCCATTACTTCAGACGGCGCCATTCCACCCTTCTTTGTCAGGCCAAGAGCGCTCAGCTTTTTGATTGCAGAAGAGCTGACCTTGGCGGCCGTCAATGCTTCCGGATCAAATTTCCAATTGATGCCAAAGGTTTCGTTGCTTTTCTTGATTAGTTCATAAGCTCGAGTTCCCGCCTCAGCCTCGATCTCTGCCGTAACGCCTTCTTTAACCTTGTCGCGGATTTCTTTGGCTTTGCGCTGGATCATTCGCAAGGTCTTGGCTCTGGCGTTCGAGTACCACTTCTCATCTTTCGCTTTTGCCTCATTTAACAGAGCTTCTCCATCCGCCAGCGCCTCATCGTGCGCCTTCTGCATGGCGATCCAATCTTCCTCGCTCATGTCTTTGGGCTTTTCGTCAAAGAGCGGTCGCATGGATTCAGATACTTCAGCCTGATAGAGGTCGGCTTCAGCATTGAGCATTCGATCCATAACGCGCTGAACTTCCTCTGAGAGCTGAGGCAGCTCCTCCCCAAATTCAGATTTGTACTGAGCCGCTCTTTGTTCGGCAACTCCACCCGTCCAAGCTCTATAAACATCCCTGATCCATTTACCGAGATTCTTGAAAACAGTGATGAGCTTAGGATTGTGCGGCTTACCTGTGGCCAAATAGATTTCGGTCTGATAGGCAAAGCGCTCGTGAAACTTTCTCTTCTCTTCGATGCTGAGGTTCTTCCATTCATCCAGCGACTTGAGGCCGAAGTCTTTCAGAAGCGTTTCTGCGTCCTGTTTGATAAGTCCGGAGACACCCGCTTCGCCAGCCAGCTGCATCAGGTTTTCAAGATACCAGTGGCTCATTTCATGGGCAAAGGTGGACAAGTCAGCATTCGGAGTCAGGTGGATTGTATTTTGTTTAGGGCTGTAGCCGCCTCGCTCGTTTGTTCCGTTCTGGAAGTAGACAAGAGAGTCCTGAATCTTTTGGGACAGTTGAGAGACGGCCTTAGCTCTCACAGTCTTGCGGTTACTGCTAAGTTCTACACGGATGCCCTTTTCTTCCAAAGCGTCAACAAGTTCTTTCGGAGCGTTCTCCGGCAATACCGCTCCGGAAAACTCTTCAATATTCGAGCGTTCTGTGACGGGTCTTGTGCTGATCAAAGTGACGTTAGTCGGCTTAAATCCTTCCGGAAGTTCCAAGCCAAGCTTGGCAAAAACTTCAGTCGCAGGAACATTGATGGACCGCGGTTCGATCTTTTCGGTTTGGTAATAACCAGGGTACAGCTTCCGAAGCTTGACTAGGTCGGCCTCGGTCTTTACACTAACACCTGAGTCGTTGGAACCCCGAAGGCTATAGATGCCGGAGCTCTTGTTCCAACGACTTATTTTTTGGCTATTGGCGTAAACCAAAGCGTTGTTTTGCTCCTGCAACGGAAAGTACAGCGTAT